CTATTACAGCCGCCCATCCCTTAAAAAAGGATGGGACAACAGCTTTAGAGAACTTTCTCCAGATCGATTTCTCGACCCGAAGTCTAAATGTGAGTGAAGTAAGTTGTGTTGACCATGCAACACCGGAACTTATTTCGAAAACGTTGATGGGGTACATCGTAAAAGCCCCCGAACTACCACTTCCCTTTGCTATGGAAGATGTTGGTAATTATTATCCAAGCCTGTTCTCTAAAAAAAGGATTAACCTAATTAAAGGAGGTAAGGACCAATTCACTTTGGCTGATCGAAACATTCTGATCATGCATTTAGCAAATGAATTGGAAGCAAAAGTCATACGGTGTGTTGACACCCTGATTGATGCTTTTTTCCTAATTGGATTTAGAAAACCTCTCAATAAAATAAAAATGCAATTATTAAGAGATTCTTTGATGTGTGATAAGATCCCCAAAGATGAACGAATATTGAGAGAAATTGACCTAGTTAACGAACAAAATTATAAGAAAAAATTTTACGAAACTAGAAACCGGTGTATAACCGATGTAATTAACACTTGTCTGCGAAAAGGTTACAATGCATGGATTGAATATTTTAAATTTATTACAACTGCATTCTATGCATTTCATATGAAACAACAACCAGTAGCCAAGCCAACTTTCATGGAGCATGTGAAAACACAATGTCTCCTCCCCGGAATGTTTAATAGCTGGATTAATTTAGTGAGAACTAAGAATCCTAGTAAGTGGACTAGTCTTTTAGAGACTGTCTTACTTGGGGTAAAAAAGGGTATGCCTAAAGCACCCAAATGGATGATTCAACAAAAAGAATTAGACACAATGAAAGCCCTGACGACGGAACCGAGTATTTTATTACCAGTCGTTGTTCAAGGTCCATATTCTGATGTTGTGATTACACAGGAACTCGTAAGAGAAGAATGTAGAAGGATAATTAGAGAAATCTTTTTGACTTCAGTCATGACTAAGAAACAATGGGAACGTCCATTTGTACCTTCTTTCAATTCGAACTATAATTGGTCTCGAAGTGAATATGGAGCAATCGGTGAATTTAAGCATTGGCTTGAAAATCAAGATTATGTACGAGATAAGTATAAAGATTTAAGAGATAAAAAATTAGTTAATATAACTCCAATAGATCTTGCTGTGTCCGTTGAGATCAATTCGAAATTTCAAAAAGATCTGCGTCATGCAGAACAGGCAGAAATTGATCAAAGACCCGGAGAGTATCTCTCTACCGGAGTCCGGATGGAAAAATCTGAACTCGACCTAATCTGGTCGGAGATCTTTTGGGATCTTTGGACAGATGTTAAAACAGAGAAACCCTACGTACAAACTGTAGGTCTCGATGAACCACTCAAAATAAGAGTAATCTCTAAAGGCCCCTCTAAGCTTTATACTTGTTTGCATCCTTTGCAAAAGTATATGTGGAGAACACTTAAACAACATCCTGTATTTGAGTTAATTAGTCGTCCGGTAACGGATGATGATATTAATGAATTACTCAAGGATATGATGCCTAATGAAGAGATTAACTCTGGTGACTATAAAGCATCCACGGATAATTTACATTCCTGGATTTCAGAAGAATTGGCTAATAGTCTTGTAGATATAATGAAAGAGAATGGTTCTTACATACCTCCCGACCTTAACGAATATTTTATTAGGTCTTTAACAAAGCATATTTTCATCGATGAAGATGGAAATGAGTTGCCTCAAAAGGAGGGACAACTTATGGGAAGTGTAACTTCATTTCCTATACTATGTTTGGCAAATGCAGTCCTTTGTAGACTGGCCATTGAGATTAATACTCAGAAGAGATATTCCGTAGTAAATGAGCAAACCTATAGAAAGAATAAATATCTTAGGAAGCTAACTGGAGTCAAGGAAAAATATAATTATAATCCGCTCCCTTTACTAGTCAACGGTGATGATTGTTTGTTTCGAGGAAATAAGGCATTTGAATATAAGCCCCTCAATGAAACAGATGAGCCCGCCGAAAGACGACAATCAATAACAGAAGTTTGGACAGCAGTTGCTGGCTTTGGTGGACTTACTCCATCTGTAGGGAAATCCTACACTTCTGACATAAGTTGTAAACCCTGTTTTGCGGTTATAAACTCGTGTACTTATTATTACAATACCGAGACAACATTATGGAAAAGAGTCAAACATGTTAATATGGGACTCGTGTATGGGCAACCTAAAGTGGGCTCTCGAGAGAAACTAAGTTATAATGATTTAGGGACTTTGCATCGAGAACTTTATGAAACCTGTGCATCTGATTGTTGGGAATTAGCCTCTGCTATGTTTATTAAAAGAAACAGAAGTACGTTAGAACAATTTCCGAACATCCCTTGGACTATGCCTAGATGGCTTGGTGGTCCAGGGCTAATTAGTGATAAAGAATGTAAGCACAATAATAAAGATAGATTATGTGCATCAATAATTAGATCAGGAATTATCAAACTCAAACCAAGGCGATTAGAATATGCCGTTGAGTCAGATAGATATGTTAAATCTCAGCTTAATCTCGATAAGATTTACTATGAAAAAGGTAGACCTTTGTTGGGTGCTGAGGAGGTTGATATATTTACAACTATTCTTGAAGATCAGGATTTGAAGGAAAACTCTCTGGAGTTATACGCTTCACTATGTATAGAAACAGTATTAACACAACCTGTAGATAAATTCACAACTTTATGTTTTGAAGGAGTACAGGAGAGGAACGAATTACAGGACTACAAAACAAACAGATATAACTGTAGTATGTGGTGTCGTGCTGCGAAATTAACGCAAGATCCTCGATATAATTACATAGAACCTATGAAAGTAGTTGATGTAGATCCTTTGAAGATCGACACCTACTTTCCAGTCGTTGTTTATTAGCTAATAAACAATGATGCGCATTGGCATCTAAATAACACTATAGCAACATTCTTAAATATAAAAATTAAAGAAAATTAATAAAACATGTATATATTGTAAATAAAATACAGAATGAATGTTATTGCTCCGTCATATTCGGAGTTAAGGTATAAGACCATCCAGAAGGAAAACTGGTTCCAAAGATTTGGACCAAGAAATCTCGCGAGGGAACTTTACAGTTAGTCGATTAAGTTCGCATGTGATGGTACCTCAGTTAAGAGAGCGTGAACAATTGGTCGTCCCGCAATGAAAGTCTTCAATGTCTTTCTAGGATAGAAATCCCGCCTGAAAGGGTCTAAGCAACCCCAGGTCTCTTGCTCTTAACAGCTAATTTTTTGGAAAATTAACAGAAACCCAC